ATCGTTAAATATATTCGCCCTCCTATTTCCCTAGAAAAAGTCCCTCCGTTCCTTGTCCTTATACCGACCTTTAACCTCAGACACCTCAGACACCTTTAACCTCAGACACCTCAGACACCTTTAACCTCAGACACCTCAGACACCTCAGACACTAGTCACTTAAAATGATTATAAGTATAAGTATTATAATAATCATAGCTATAGCAAATACTAACACAGTTTTGTCCTCCCTACGGGGATTTTTACATAGCTTCTCTCCTCCGGAATATCCGGAACAAAAAGGATTTTTTTCCGGAATATCCGGAACAAAAAGGATTTTTTTCCGGAATATCCGGAGCAAAAAGGATTTTTTGTTGGTTTTCTTTGTAGTCTTTTTCTCTATACCAATTTATTTCTGAGAGTTGTGGATGTTCTTCAAATATCGTTAATACCTCAGACAATGGTAGTGTTGTGCAGTATTTTATTTTATAGAGTTCTCGGAACATCTCCAAGTCTTCAGGATAATCCAGAGTCAGTCTTATTTTCTTACCTACCGCTGTTGTTGGTATTATGGTTTTTGGTAATTTGAATTGTATTATTTCGCAGGTTGTGTCTTTGTATGCCTTTTCCAGTGCTTCTGTTCTTATTCCGAATGTAAATGCTCCTGTAATTATATTAGGGGGAGCTGTTACGAAGTCGGCTTTATTTAAGGCTGTTAATGCTTTATCAATCATTTCAATATCGCAGAGGAGGTCATCTCCATCAAATTCTACGAATTCGTCTATGGAATATGTTTTGGCAGCACTTAACCATCTGTGGAGTTTATTTTTGTAGTCTCCTCTGAACAGGAGGATTTTATCTGTAATGTTTTTCGCTAATTTGTCGTCTATTTTTCTAAATGTGGTGCAGAAGACGATTTTGTCGGCTTTTGTTTGTAATGCCCTCTCTATAAGATGTTCATATATTGGTTTTCCTGCTAAGATTCTGCATATTTTATTGGGTAGTCTTGTTGAGTCTGTTCTCGCAGTTATGAAAACAGCGTTCATATTCTCCTAAGCCTCCGTTTTATTTCTAATTCGGATTTGGTTACAGTTTTTACACCGTTTCCTAACGCCTCGCACACGTCTTTTATGCGGTTTTTTAGCATAAACATTGCATGAGGTTCGAGGCTTGCTTTGTGGCCACTGCCCCATAAGTTGTGGTCTATGGTTATATGTCTCTCTATTACGGTTGCACCGTAGACGACAGCGGCTACGGTAGGCTCAAGGCCTTCTTCGTGGCCGCTGTAACCAACTTCACAGCCGAAATATCCTTGTAATGTGCGGATTATCTTCAAGTTTATTTCGTTGTAGGGTGAAGGATAGGAGGAGTTGGTGTGGAGAAGTATATACTTTTTTGCGTATTTTTCGAGTATTTCAACAGCTTGTATCACCTCATCCATTGTTGACATTCCGGTTGATAAGTAGACTGGTTTACCAGTTTTTGCGGCTTCTTTTACTAATGTGAGGTCGGTTATTAGTGCTGAAGGTATTTTTATGAAAGGAACGGGATACTGCATTATGAATTCCAGGGATTCAAGGTCCCACACTGAGGCTGTCCAGTCTATAGGCTTTTCTTTGCAGTAGTTATTTATGTAGTCGTATTCTTCTTTTCCAAATTCCATTTTCTTTCTGTATTCAAGGTACGTTAATCTTCCCCACGGTGTGTCTCGTTTTTCATATTTTATGCTTTCAGGAACGCATATGTCGGGAAATCTTTTTTGAAACTTTACACAATCCCAACTACAGGCGAAGGCTGCGTCTATTAGTTTTTTTGCAATCTGTAGGTCTCCGTTATGGTTTATACCTATCTCAGCTATAAGGTAAGGAATTTTTACCATATTGTATATCCTCCATCTAAGTCTCATCTAGTCTCCTTTTGCAAGAAAATTCTCCTTCAGGACAGTCTCCTCTGATACAAGGAGGTCCGGCATTTTCAAAAATTTCAAAAGCGGCTTCTTTCACGAGCCTCAACATTTCATTTGCTAGAAACCGTATTTCCCACTGTGCCCTATTACAACATCTTTGGGAAAAGAAATGCAGGAGTTCTCTAGCATTCATTGTCACAATGACTTTTGTTTCAGTTGCATTTGGAAGTATAAATCTTGCGTCCTCATAGGACGTGGTCTTTGCTATTTCATTATAGAAATCCTTGGTAGATTCCATAAATTGTTTATACCTGTTTTTTAAGTCTTCATTTTTCTCAATTGATGGAGGTATTATGTATTTAAAGTTGTATAAACCTACATATCGTTGTGATTGTTGGCTGTATGAGGCTAGCCTATGTCTTACAAGTTGATGGGAACATGCTCTAGATATACCCTCTACCGCAAATGTAAATGATGCGTGTTCTAGTGGACTGAGATGGCCGCTTTTTATAAGTTTAGATACTAAGTGTTTTTGTGGTTTTATATCTGAAATATTCATGGAACTGTAGCAAACTTTTGCCGCAAATGCGACAGTTTCTACAGGATTTGGTGTGTGATTTAGAATAGTCACTATCATGGGAATATCATTCCAAGTATTGAAATAATTACATAAAGGAAATTTTCAGTTTCTGAAGAAGGAGGAAGAGGAGTTGCACACTCATTAAGGTATTTATCCATTTCTTCTACTATCTTAGGACGAAAACAAGGAAGTTCCTCAATTAAGTCTCCTTTAATGCTGGGTTGCACCGGATTTATTATTGGAGGTGTGTCGTCTTCTATTTTGTGTACCATAAGCCGTTCCAGTCGTCTCCTTCTTTCCCTATCATAATATCCGTTACGGAAACAACGTGCTTTGACCTCTTTAACAGCATTTACTGATGGAGTATCTAATTCAAAACCTCTATACATTATCTCATCACCTTCTTATAATAATTTTTTGCATTTCCTGAATATTTTTGTAAGGCACATTCTAAGTTTTTGCTACAGAGTTTCAAATAATGATTTAATATATATGTCCCAGCTTTTATATTGACTTGCGGATTAAATAAACATTTCCTTGATTTTATAATCCCAGCTTTTTTTAAATCCCTGTGCCAGACAGAATATCTTACCTGCATTAATCCTATAGCTCCCTTTTTTGAGACTACTTTAGGATTGTAAGAACTCTCCACTTTAATTATACGTTCCACCAACGGTGGTTTTCGTTCTGAATTAGCTAATAATACCGGAGATATTACGAAGAGTATTAATAATACAACAAGTTTCTTTTTCATATCTAGATATACACTTCATAGTTGTTAAAGTTTTAACAAATTTTTGACGTTTATATTAGTAAACGAATAAAAATATTAAAATAGTGAGGTTATATGGACTATAGATGCAGACGAAATAGGGAAAAGATTGTTGAGAAATTAAAGAAATCAAACAACCCCGATGATTTGAAGTTATTGGAACAACTACAGAAGGAATGGGATGAGAAGGCTAAAACGTATAAGAAAGACGGACGAAGGAGTAATGAGGAGTTACTCGAGGAAGAAAAGCAAAAGGCTGAACGTAAAAGGCTGGAAGAGGAGCATAGAAAACAGTTAGCTATGTTAAGTGTGGCTAACTCACTTGAACCTAAAGATGTTGAGCTGGCAATAAGGGAGACAGGAGGATGGTTATCAAAGACAGCCTCAGCTTTAGGTATTACCGTTGATGCACTTCGTAAAATAATCAAACAGAATAAGCACCTAAAGGCTGTGTTGTATGAGGTGAGGGAAGCTACCCTGGATGCTGTTGAGGATGCTTTATATAGGAGAATTATTGAAAAACAAGACACACTGGCAGCAATGTTTTGGTTGAAATGCCAGGGACAGCATAGAGGTTGGATTGATAAGCCTCAGGCAGGAAGCTCCGCTAATAAACCTATCTATATTAAAATTATGCCTATAGGAGCCAACCCGAAAGGAGGTAGACCAAAAAAAGCATACGGAGAAGTTAAGATATTACCAGGAAAGGTAGATAGGGTTCAGGAAGATTTGGAAGGTAAAACTGAGTTTGTGGAGGGAGAGCTTTTATAATAAATGGCTAAAAAGCAACTTCCAAAGGAGTTGGACTACCTTTTTGACTCCAAAGAATATGAAACATTTAATCTACAAGCTACTAGGGTATTTTTAGAAAATTTCAATAGCACCAAAGAAATAAATATTAATATAGGAGGAGGTGGTAGTTCAAAATCATACTCAATTATACAGCTTCTTCTGTATAAATTCTTATCTGAAAAGAAGAAGAAGATTTTAGTTGTTAGGAAGACAATGCCCTCTATACGAACATCTGTTCTTGTTCCTTTTTATGAAATAATGGATGAAATGGGTATAAGGTCATACGTTAAGGAAGATAAAATAGGTATGAATTTTTTATTCAATGGTAATATCATACACTTTAACGGATTAGATGACCCTGAAAAATTGAAATCTGCTAGTTGGAATTACATTTGGTTTGAGGAAGCAACCGAAATCACAAAAGATGATTTTAATACAGTAAGGTTATACTTGAGGGCAAAGAGTGCTGATAGGCGTGTTAACCAAATATTCCTAACATTCAACCCAATTGACGAATTTCACTGGATAAAAGAATACTTGATAGATAATCCTGATTTTAAAAAAGATATTAAAGTCATACACTCCACTTATAAGGATAATCCTTTTCTTGACGATGCTAGTAAAAGACGTTATGAAGATTTGATAAATAAGGACATCAATTATTATAGGATTTATGCACTCGGAGAGTGGGGAAGACTTGAAAATCTTATCTTTAGAAATTGGGAAATTACCAATAAGATGCCTAAAGACGATAAGGGGACAATTGTCTACGGTATAGACTTTGGTTATAATGACCCCACAACGGTCGTTAAGTGTAATGTTAAAGATAAGAATGTGTATATAGAAGAACTTTTGTATAAAAAGGGTATGACAAACTCACAACTTATTGAATTTCTACACACACAACTACCAAAAAAGGAATGGAGTAAGCCTATTTACTGTGATTCCGCCGAACCTCAGCGGATAAAAGAGTTGAGGCTAGCAGGTTTTAATGTGAAACCAGCAATGAAAAACGTTAACGATGGAATTGATTTTATGAAGCGGTTAAATTTATACGTGGCTGAAAATAGTCCTTGGCTTATTAAGGAATTTCGTTCCTACAGTTGGAAAACGGACAAAAGAGGTAATGTTATCGACGAACCCGTTGATTTCCTTAACCACGGAATAGACGCAGTCCGTTATGCTTTATATTCCCATTTTAGAGGAGAGGGAATTTATAAAGTAAGATGGATTTAATCACAATTACAATGTTATACACATTGTAAGTGAGAAGGAGAAAATATGAAAATAATCCAGAATATTTTAAAGAGGTTTGGATACGAGAAGAAAGGCATTGGAACACTTCCTGAAAACAGTAGGTTTTGGAGAAGTTTACGCAGTCTCGCCAACACAGACCAGAATGTATCAGACCCTTATGAGAAATCTGTTTGGGTTTTTGCCTCAATTAATGCTATAGCACAAAATATTTCAAGGGTTCCTTTCCGCATTTATACTAGCAGTAAAAAAGATATTAAAACAGCGGTAGAAACAGGAGAATTATACGAATTGTTTATGAACCCTAATCCGTTTATGATAAGCTCCACGTTATTTTTTGCGACTATCATTTATTTGGAATTATATGGAGAAGCATTCTGGGTGTTTGATGAGCGTTCCAATATCACAGAAATTCCTAAACGGATTTGGGTAGTGGACCCCCCACGTATGGAACCTGTTATTGTTAAAGATAACAGGGGGATTGACAAATTTAACGGGTTTTGGAAATATAATGTAGGTTCTGAGTCATTAATTCTACAACCGCATGAGCTTTTACAATTTAAATATTTTAATCCATATAATCCTTTAAGAGGCTTATCAGGATTAGAGGCATCAAGAATAGGTGTTGAACAGGATTATTTTGCAAATAAATATAACAAACAATTTTTTAAAGATGGAGTTGCATTATCAGGTATAATAAAAGCTCCAGATTTCCTTACGGATGAACAGTTTGAGCGTTTAAAAAGTCAGTTTGAGGATAGGCATAAAGGACAATCTAATGCACATAAGGTTGGAATTATTGAGGGAGGAGCTGATTTTGTAGAGACTAAGGCAATGTCACAACGTGATATGGAATTTACTGTCTTGAAAAGGGTAATCAGGGGAGAAATACTAGCTGCGTTTAAGACAAACGAGGTTGTCCTTGGAAACTATGAAAATATTCAGAGTTATGAAGGTATCCGAAATGCACATGAGGCGTTTTGGAAAGAAACTTTACTGCCTAAGATTATTTATTTAGAGGAGTTACTCTGGTCGAAGTTTTTCTCCAAGATAGAAGGAGGAAGATATTGGGGAGGATTTGATACATCAGTTATTGAGGCATTAAGGGATGATTTTGGTAAAAAGGTTGAACAGGCGAAAGTTTTGAATGAAATGGGTTACCCCATAAATGTAATTAATAAGCGTTTAGACCTCGGATTTGAGGATGTCCCTTGGGGAGATACATGGTTTGTTAAGATAGGAACTGTTCCTGTAGAATCATTATTATCAGGTGGGACTACAACTCCTACGGAAGAACCTGACGAGGAGAAAGAAAATGATAAGGAGGATAATTTGGACGATGAAAAAAATATCGATTTTACAAATAGGGATGATTCTGCTTGGGCACGTTTCATATCAAAACAAATTTCTATAGAAAATTTATTCAAAACAAAAATTAAACGATACTTATTTGAACAACGGAAGCGTGTATTAGTGAATATTTATAAAGAAGAACAACCTTTAGATATGGTTAAAGAAAAGGAATTGTTATACGGTTTATTACAGAATCTTTATCTTATAGCTAAAAATACCGGTGTAGACCTGTTGAAGGATGAGTTAACACTTGAATTTGATGATTGTGAGGATATTCAAGCATTCTTATTAAGAAGACTTGAGTTTAGCACAACAACCATCTTGGATTCAATTAAGAAGGCTATTGATAAAATTTTAGATGTGGGTGACGTTGAATTTAGGGCTAAGAAAGCTAGGGAGTTTTATAACAAAATTGATAATAAGGTAAATGTAATAGCAAGAACTGAATC